TCTAGACGGAAACACTACCAATCTGCTTTGCCTTAGCATAGAACGTATGGCATCGAAACAACGGGCCATTATCATAGAGCCTTTATAGTTAAACTCCTCTGCAGTCCAGTTGCCCTCTGCAGACATATTTTTTTTGTATATGATTGGAAACTGAACATCATCAGGTAAAGCTTTTATTCTCAGTGCCTCTGTATGAGTGCTATCACCTTTCTGTGTATCAAAGTACACAAAACTAGCTTTAGGATTATGCATAGTTTCAAAGTCAGTGACAGTTTCTGTAATATATAGTGGCATCAGATTTCATCCTTTACATGCTTTGTGTACCACACTCTTGGTCGAGTATTTGCTGTAGAAGTTGTTTTCTGTTTGTATGCAGCGTTAGGCCAGCAGTGCATTTTAAAACCACAGTAAGAACAAGTTCTATCCATTAGTCTGTTACCTGTTCTTTTCAATGTGCCTGTTGCTTTGTCTTTGTAGGTCTCAGGTATATCAGCAAAAGACCGCTCAAACTTTTCTTCGCCAAGAACACTGCGTATGTTTTTATCGGCTAATTGTAGTGCTGCTGCTCTATCATCATCCTGTACCAGCGGTGTTTCACATACAGCCCACTCACCTGTGGCTTTATTGATAGCTATCCAACCACCAAATGTTGAACCAGCAGCCTCTGCGTACAGATACCCTTGAGGCACGTAGCCAAACACATCATCCTTCTTGATGTTGTTGTAACCACGATTAGCCGCGAACTTCATAGAGAATGCACCGGGAGCGGCACTCTTTATGTCATAAATCTTATCATCTATCTTTACATCGTAGGTGCCACTTAATGTTGTGCCGCCTATCTCTAGACTTACACCTTCCTGTTCACTCTGTATGTTTACACCTGCAGCCTTCATTACTGTAACTGCTATAGCTTCTATAATGTCTCCAAATAGAAACTTCATGACCAAGGTGTAATCTACATCTTCTTCTATGTCATCTCTTGCGGATAACTTCTGCTGGCATAGGGGCTTACCCACACCAGACATACGTACTTTTGAACCACGCTTTTCACTAAACTGACGTTCTATAGCGGAGCCACACATCTCCTTAAATTCGTTGATGAGATGAGGGGGAAGACCTTCGCCTTCACCCCTCGACGCTTTTTCTAGGAAATGCTGTACTTGATGTAACAGCATTGAGGTCATTAGATGGCCTCTGCGTTTTCCAATGCTTTTGCTACATCAAGATCATCCATAGCTAGAACATTTTCTTTGCGCTCATTGTACATCTTTAGAACGCGCTCGTTTGCCCTCTCAATATCTTGTATGAAAGTATTAAGAGTTTCGACATCCTCATCAGATATCTTCACCGCTTGAGGCTTATCGAACACAGGCGTGTAATAAGTAATACCACCGTTCTTATTACGCTTAGTGGCAATGTTTACCTTTTGACCAAAGATAATCTTATTCGATGGAACCTCACGGATATAGTTAGCCACTGGCATAAATGCAGAGCCACGGGCTGACCAGATAAACGGAGTGCCAGCTAAATCAACGGTGTCACCAGCGTTGTCCGTGGCATTTTTTGCTCCAGTAATCACACCATATACAACCTGTGTGCATTTAATGCTTTTCTGTTTAGCATGTTCAAGAGAGTTAGGTGCAAGGTTCTCTACTTCTTGCTTACTTAACTTACCACACTTCATACCACCGCTTGTGTCTGGGAAGTCATCACTCAAAGACGGTGCAAGAACGGTTCTTATACTATCTTCTGGTGAGCTTTGATTCCACAGATCATAGGAGTAGTAACGAACAAACATTCGCACGGTAATCTCTTTTGCATATACAGTGCTGTTGTCTAGACGAATACGAAAGCTGCCTTTTGGTAGCGGCTCACCATCATCATTGTCTGCTTGTTGTTCGATAGCTAAACGCGGTAACCCTTGTGTGGTGGTAGCGCGTGTTTCTGTCTGACCGACCATAGCTGCGAGTTTAGCCATGTTCTCTTCGTTCAGATCTTCCATAGTAATTATATCGCTCATATTTCTAGCTCCTCTAGATTAAGCCAATCTTTGCCTATCTTTAGTTCTATCTCTATAGGCATATCAAAGTCAATACCAAATTCTCTACTACATTCTTCAGGTATACACAACATACTCCTTTTCAATAAATTAATCATCCAATCCTTCTCATCTGGATGAACATCCATAATGATTGAGTCATGAACAGTGTTGATGATTTTGCTTTTTGGCACTGGTTTCTGCATAGCCTTCAGAGACTTGTGAAGCCTTATGAGAGCTAATGGTAGTAGGTCTGCCGTGGCAAACCCCTGCACTGGGTAATTTTTTATTGATGTTGCACCCACAGTTGTACCATATCTAGTGTACTTTGCATAGGGAAAAGCGTATTCCCTACCAGATGGTAAGGCTATTTGTTTTGTAGTTACCGCCTCTTCCTGTAGTTTATCGTGCCACTCAGTTACGCCTTGGTATTTGTTACGGAAGGCAGAGTAGTATGCCATCTCCCGATTAGTCCCAAGCACACCACCGTATAGCGGCTTGAATGTATGAGCTTTAGCATCTTGACGACTAACGCCCATGATCTCGGCAGTGTAGGAGTGAACGTCGAAACCACTCTTTACCTCTTCATATATTACAGGGTCTTTTGATAGGTAACCTGCTACACGGAACTCTAGTTGCGAGTAATCACCCTCTAGTATAAAGCCACCATCATATCTTGACACGATAGCTTCTCTCGCAGGGAAAGTTGCGCCTCTAGGCATATTCTGAAAATTTGGTCTGCTAGAGGATAACCTACCAGTTGCGGTGACACATTGATTAAAGTTAGGATGTATAAAGCCTCTATCATCTTGATATTTCTCCAAGCTATCTACGAAAGTGTTTAAGTAAGTTCTAATCATTGAGTAACGTGTATATTTATCTACAAACTCTCTTGCTTTACCCTCCAGTTCCAATCGTATCTCTGACAAAGTTTCTTTATCTGTTCTAAAACCTGCAGCCGCAGTGTCTTGGGGGCCACGGGGTATGACTCTTAAACCTGCTGGTTCGTGAAGCTGTACATATACTACGCCAGTGCCGCCACAAGTTTTACACTTCACATAGTTTTTACTTAGTTCGCCAGACTTTAATCTGTTTCTCTTGCGCCCTGTGCCGCCGCAGTCTTCACACCTTTGTCCTCTAGTTTTGCGAAACACAGGAGCTAATTGTTTTACTGTCTCCTTAAACATTGTAGGAGACATCTTTGTCTTACGCTTTTGTTTTTTAGTGTGGCCGCGTTGCTCAGTTCCTATGTTGAACGCTTCTTTCCACGCAGTTTTATCCACCACTTCTCTAGAGTATAGTAGTTTGCTACGATCATCAGGACTATCGAGGTTGATTGGAGTGTCGCCCATAGCAATCTCAGCGATATCCATAAGGTCACTGTACAACTGATCATACTCTGTTTGATAGTCTTCTTTAATTTTTGCCAGCTTTTCATTTGATATTTTTATCCCCGCTCTTTCTATGTCTATCAGAGCGTCCAGCATATCCATGCTCAGTTTTACTACTTGTTTCAAACAAGACTCTCCTTATTAGGCCAAGACATTTTTAATTCTTTTAGCTGTTGTTGTGCTAGCTCTGATGTGGTATTTACATCAGCCATGCAATATTCTCTTACAATATCAGATGGCATATCCTCATAAGATACTTTATCCTTGATGTATTTTTCTGTAAGGTCTACACGTTTTTCAGATAAACCTCTGCGTCTAGCACACTCTGCAAGACTGATAGATGTTTTAACACCTCTACTAAGTAGATACTCTGCCACCATAGTATCCCACAAAAACATATCGTATTTAAAACCACACTCTCTCAACCACTGCAAATCAAACTTTAGATTATGACCGACTAAACATGTTGTTTCATCTAATTTACGTTGTAGCTTATCTTTAGCATGGGGTGTAGGTTCGCATTGATTGTGGAAGAAAAACAGTTGATTTGTTTCAACAACAGACAAATCCTCAACAAAACTCCTGTAACCTACAAACACAATCTGTTGACCATCATAAGGTGAGGAGCTTGATGTTTCAAAGTCCATAGTGGTTTCTATGTCGAGCACAGTGATCATGAGAAGATATCTCTATCACCGTCTCGCCGTAAAACCAACGACCCGTGCCAACCGTTAATCTTGTTCTTTGAAAACTTAATAGTTCTAAACTCTTCATGTTCTGCTACACCAATACCCACAATAATATCAGCTTCTCCAGCTTTACCTGTCTTGCTGCCGTCGAGCATAGAATAATCTATACTTTCTCTACCGTGTGCATCGTATGACGCTTGTGATACCGCCCATACCGCCACGTTATGTCGTTTGGCTAGTTCTCTGGACCTACAATACAACTCCTTTAGTCGCTCATCCCCGCGTGAGAACTCACCATCTATTCTTATCTTGTCGAGTTGATCAATAAAAATAACGTCCACCTCATTGCGAGAACAATAATCTTCTATCTCTTGTATTGATGTACCAACACAATCCATGAAAGATATGTAAGGCAGTATGTTGTCTTGATAATCCTGTATGAAACCATCTTTGTCCTGTAGCACTTCTAATCTAGAGCGTTCTGTAATAGATTTAGCCACTCTCATTCTTGTTTTCTTTACAGGCTCTTCATTGCCCCAGTATGCTACATTAAACTTGTTCCGCACATACCAGCCGGACAACCAAGCCGAGAAACTTGTCTTGCCAATCTCTGGACGTGCAAATATTACACCAAGATTTTGTCGATCAATACCCGGTACATAGTCACGTATCTGTGTTGGAAAGATAAACTCAGGATCTCTTTCAAACTCCTCAAGACTATCTGCTATACTATCCTCAAGCACAGTATATGTCTTTGATCCCTTTACCTCATTGTTCTTTAGTTCTTCTACACTAGTTAGTAGAGAATAAGTATCGCTAGACTTACCAAGAAAAATATCAAGTGCTTCCTCTCCTATTTCTTTTGCTTTAGCTCGTTTCCAAAAACTATGCAGAACATTTCCTGCTAGCTCCGGGTTTACCACCACACCCTTCAACTCTTCTATTTGTTGTACAGCCCTTTGCTTTGTAGCTTCAGGCATAGCAGGGTATCTCTCATCATGGGCTAATGCTAAGTCAGTTAATGATAAGTCTCCTTCATATGTTTTATGTAGATGGCTAATTGTTTCTACTATTGTAGCCACCTCCTTTGAGAAATACTCCTTCTTGATTAAACCAGATACACGATTGAAGTTGTCCTTCTGTAGACATGCTACAAGCACAGCCTTATCAATCATACCTTTAATGCCTCCTTTGCTTGATCCTCTGTCAGTCTTTTCAAATCTCTTTCCAATACAGAGACACTTACAATGTCCCCATACGCAGCGTTTAATCTCATAGCTATGTCCACAGATTTATCTGATGCGTCCTTATCTAATGCTACAGTAATCTTATCAAAACCCTTTAAACATGGAATCATGTCCTCTTGTAAGAAAGTTCCAAGTAGCGCCACACCAGTTGCAAAATTAGACACAGCAGTAGCAGAAGCACAGTCCTCTACAATAACTGCATGTCTATGTTTGCCACAAACATAAGGTAGCTTACTACCACCGTATCTGTACCACTTTGGTCCTTTATGCGACTCACCGCCAATGTATCTACCAGCAGCATCCACAATCTTCATTCTATCTTTTACAACAAATACAGCTCTATCTCGTTTGTAGTCATAACGTATATCAGCTAGTCCTTTTGATAACGCAATCGTACAATTGTTATCTCTAAGATAATTATAAAAGTGTACAGGAAAACTGTGCTTACGCCAGTTCTGTTTCTCTAACTCCAAACCTACACTATTGTTTTTATTTAAGAAATCATTTGTTGCAGTGAATGATGTTTCACCTAGTCCCTCTTTCATTACACCAGCTACAGAACAGCTAGCATGGAAGCAATAATACTTTATACAATCAGAGAATTGTGTTATAGATAATGTATTATTACCACCACATACAGGACAATCTAATCTCTTAGAAGTACCTAAAGGTATATCTAGATTATAAATATAATCTTTAATTATATTAGTCATTAATATAATATCCTCAATATCGGGACACGGCAAAAAACCTCCTAGCACGGATTGACTTCTTTGTCAAATGAATTATGACTTGACTATTGGAGTAGCATGGTGTAAGGTGCAATCTCCATTCACAGCAGAGGTCAGCCATGATCACTCTATACGGAAGCAGGTCAGAGAATCCAGACATGATGCGCCGGATAATCGAGGCCACAGTGCAGGATAAATTCTTTACAATCGAGTTTGTCAAAGCGGATGGTAGTCTCCGCAAAATTAATGGCCGTCTAGGTGTTGAGAGGCACAAGAAAGGCGGCAGAGACTGTAACACCAACAAACAAATGATGACTGTGTATGACAACTATGCCAAGGGGTACAGGAATGTCAATCTGTCAACAGTCAGTTCACTTACAGTAGACGGTATAAGACATGAATTTAACTAAATGTGATTTGTGTGATAGTACAGCAGTTGTAGTAAGATATAATAAAAGACTTTGTGCGCGTTGTTGGTTCGATAAGGAGTTAGGCGTAGGTGGGTATGAAAAGACATTCAGAGGAGTTTATAAAGAAAATATTTCAACTGAGCAGAGAGCGTGGTTTGTCAGCCCGTCAGATAGCAGAGGTAATGTCCCCTGAGTACAGGGGCTACAACGGAGTGGACATGACAAGAAACTCTGTAATAAGTATATTAAATAGATACAGTAAAATGTTTACTCACATAGGTGAGAAGAAGCCAGAGCGTATAGACTTTTCTACAGTTGTAGAACAATTAGAAGAAGCAAGACAGAGTATGAAGAATAAAGATCAGTACAGAGTGAAAAAGTGTCTATGCTGTGGAAAAGAAAAACTGTTGCACAAAGTTATGTTCATATGTGATACTTGTAAATCCAGCAAAGGTTACAAGTCTGCGGTAGAAGATTACAGTGTGAGATATTAGCATGAACGTAAAAGAACAAAAGGGTTTACAGTCAAAGCTGGGTGTGATGCGTTACTATGCAGATAACGGTTACCATGTTTATAACGAAACTAACAATACTGGCCCTGTAGACTTTGTAGCTATAAATCCTGAGACAAAGGATGTTAGATTAGTTGAAGTTAAAACTATGTCTTTTCGTTCTAAGTCTGCTAATTGGAAGCCGGGTACAATGATTAACAGACAACTAAGTCCTGTGCAGAAGAAACTGGGAGTAGAGCTTGTGTATTACAA